AGGCGCTTCGAGGAGCCCAGCGTGGCCTGAGCCTGCGAGACCATGTAGGGGTTCACATAGTCGTCATCCTCCGTCGCCTTGACGATCACAAAGTCGGCCCACAGGGCCCCAATGTTGAGGCCCGCCTGATGGCTGGAGATGTCGATGCCGTGAGCATGGGCCGGGGCCGCGGGCGGGGTTGCGGGGGCCGGTGCGGCAGCCTTGATCTGGCCCGACGCCTGAGCCTTGCGGAACTCCGGCCACTGGGCCAGGAACTTGCCCTCATCGAAGCGGTGGCAGCTCGTCCACGCCCCATTCCGGGTGTGCAGGTGGGAGGAGTAGCGGACGGTGCGCGTCTCCTGCCCCGTAGTGTCCCCCGCGTAGCCGTCAATGCTTCCGTCCTCGGCAATCCACGCCTCAGATACCAGCGGGTCTCCACCATCCTCGACGACAATGACCACATGGCCAGCGCCACCCTCGTTCGCCGCCGACAGGATCACGTCACCGACGCGGAATCCGCCGGCCGGAGTGAGGTCCGAGCCGTTCCACGGGACCTCATTGAAGCCTCGAGCCTCAAGGCCGGGGCGCATGTTCCCGGTCCAGTGATCATTAATTTCGGGAAGAGCGGCGTGCCCCCAAGGGGCCCCGTAGGTGTCGTGGATTCCGTAGCAGACAGCTCCACACACAAGGCTGGAGCAATCCGCGTTCTGCGGCGAGCTCACGTGCCCCGCCCAGTCGGCGTTCGCATACCATGTGCGCCGATCGGGCTGACTGTAGCCCACATTCTCGCTGTCACAAATCTGGCGGGCCACGCGGGCCGCCACGGTCTGGACTGTCACTTACTCTCCTTCGGCGTCTCTGCCGGACGCGCTACCTGGGCTTCGGCGATAGCCACACGTTTCGCGAGCGCCGCAATCTCCATTGCCAGGGCATCAATTACTGCCATAGCGTCAATCTGTTGTGTCTGTGGTGTCATTTCTTCTCCTGGGTTTCCTCAGTCGGTGTCTCCGGTGGTGGCGTTGGCGAAGGGCCATACCCCCCACGCCTATTGTAGACAACAGCACTGTCGGACACTCCCTCGTCGTCAGGGCTAGCGGCCGGGGGGAGGACCCACTCCGACTCCTTGGACCTGTCGCGAAGGGCGACGTGATCGGTCTTCATGTCCCATTCGTCGATCTGGCGGGCACCCTTAACGAGGACGGCCACCGTCTCCCCAGGGTTCCCAGATACCTCAACCGACCATGGGCCCGCATCTACGCCGTATCCATGTTGCGTCAGTTTGGCTGATGCGGAAGATGACGTGAGGACAATCCATGGTGCCGTCGGGGAGGCGATCTTCGGAATGTAGTCTGGCAGGGTCCAGGTAGCGTTCCCAGTTTCGTCGAGCTTGACGTTCTCCCAGTACTCAATGCCATCGTGAGGGGACTCAGTGCTGGCGTGCTGGAGCATCATGTGGCGCTTCTGCCACTCCCCAGGTACGCGCATGATGAAGTTCTTGCCGCCGACGGCACGGAACCCGTCCCTGTCAACGATGGCTTGATGCGTCTGATCCCACCCCATTACTACGGCATTGCCATTACACCACACTGCCTTCCACCTATCCTGCGTGGACCTCAGCCTGAACACGTCACCCTGAATGTACAGGTGCGCGTCGTAGCCGCCGACAGTGATCGCCCCCATGTAGTCGTTGACTTGTATGTTCCCCTTTCCTGGCGCACCTGCACCAAAGCCAGACCTACTCAGGTTCATGGACCATGCTGAAGTTTTACCTGAATAGACACTCAGGCCGGAGGTTGATAGGCGCATGTTTGGTGTCGAGCTATCGTAGCTGGAGGGCGCCTGGAAATATAGGATTCCACCAGCATTAGTCGGGTCCTCCTTATAGGTGATGAGGGCCGGGTACTTGTAGGGGAATGTTCTCCCATTCATGAGAATTCCTACACCCCACCGATCCCCGCGCTGTCCGACATCATTTCCGGACTGCACCTCAATAATGTCCGTGAACTTAGCGATAGACCACGTGTCCTGGATGCCAACCTCACCCAGTACCTTCACCCTACCTGTGGCCGCCTCTACCTCGAAGGAGGTGTTATCTGATTTGCCTGTGTAGGCACGGATTCCCGTAGAATCGATCTTCACCCCATGGTTGTTGGACCTGTCTGACTGGATGGTGGCCCCAGTGATGACTTGACCATCGACAGCTCCGGAGCGGATATTATCGGCAGTCACCGAGTTGGCATCAAGCATGCCAGCCTTGATCTTCTCGAATTCACCCTGGCGTGCGTTAATGATGCGTGTCCACACATGCTTCGCAGTCAGGTCAACGAACGAAGCATTCCCGGTCACGGTGAGCTGGTCAGTGGTGAGCTGAAGGAACTTGCCAATGTCACCGGCGATACGCCTGGCTGCGAGGTCGTTGATTGCGGCAGAGCCCGCGGTCAGGCGACCGACATCCAGGTTGCTGATCTGCTCACCAGAGACTCGTGCGCGCTCCCAGTCGAGACCATTCCACTTCCACTCCGCCACAATGTCGAGCGTAGATGGGTCCTGAATGCGGGCCGTGTCCCCGTATGCTTCGCCCGGAAAGTCGGGCTTATCGGAGGCGTTTCCCTTCTGGTAGAACACCTGCCCGAACGTGGTGCGAACGCGCCGAATAGATGCCTCAATGGTGGACTGCGCCAGCGTCGCGGCCGCCTTCTGGAATGGGTTATCTGACTCAACCCACTCCCAGCCCTTATGGGAGTGGACCGTCGTGTTCCCGTTAGCGAACCGATCATATGCCGGGGTCGTATCCTCGCCCGGAAAAGTGGCCCCACCTGGCCACTGAATGTACTCGTCCCTAATTTCGGCCACCATTCACCTCACTTAGCGCGGATGATCATTGCGGCAACAGAGCCGCTGGGGCGGATCGGGATTGGGGTGTTGCCACCAACGTCATTAGCGTATGGGCGGCGTTCGAACTTGTTAGAACCCGATGCGGTGGCGTATGTGTAGCCGTTACCATTGTCGTTGATGCCGATGTCCGTGTTTGAGACGGCTGCGCGGTAGTAGGAGGAGCGGTTGTTGAAGTCAACGACCTCGTGGCCGTGCGCGGGGAGCTCAGCGACAGTCAGTTGGTGATGGGTTTCACCGACGACCGCACCGACCGCCTGTGTGAAACCGGTCGCACCCTGACCGTAAAGGACTCGCCCACGAATGTCAGGCACATTGAACGTGGTTGAACCATTCCCAGCCCCGGCGCGCGTGCCGATCACCTTGAACAACTCAGGATACTCGGTGCGACTCACCTGCTGTCCGTAGCAGAGAAGCCAGTTGCTGGGGGGCTCACCCCCATAGTAGGGGAGGACCGCACCGATAGGGACGATCGCATTCAGGATGGAGAGGTAGGAGCTGTTCACGCTCTCCAAGGATGCGCGAGCGGCGGTAGCTGAAGAGGCCGCCCTCTCCGCCTCAGCCTGGGCGGCGGCAACACCATCCTCGATCTTCGTGAGCTTCGCGGCAGTAATCGGAGTGCGCCCGTCGGGCCCATCCCTCCAAACGTTCCCCTGATATGGCACGTCAGTCCCCCCTCTTCCTTAGCGTGAATACGCGAGCATCCGGGGACACCCACTGTGTCTTGTCCACGACGCCCCTGTCCGGTGGGTAGGGGCCAGTCTCCACTAATGATATCGCAACCTGCGTCATCGCCTCAGAGAGCTTCTGAGTCTCCTTCAAAGCCTCGACACGAGCGGCCCGCTGGAGAACATCACTGGCAGCCAGCTTCTCCTCAACAGTGCGGACGATCGCATTAGTGTCAATGTTCGCCTCAAGAGTGATTGTCGCCTTAGGGCCCCACTCAGACTTATTACCAGCTCGGTCATAAGAGCGCAGGCAGACCTCGTAGTCTCGGACCTCCAGTCCAGCCAGGGACGTGCGCTGCATTGGGGCGATCATGTTCGCGAACTTCGCAGGAGAAATCCCTGGATGCTGGATCGAAACTTCAACACCAGCAAAGTCAGCTGGCATGTTCTGACCATCTTGCCCCGAATAGTCCCACCACACTTGAAGGACCCCGAGCGACTGAGACAGAATCGGCTTCGAAGGCGTTGGTGGCGGAGTCACATCCCGTGCCGTCTTCAACGAGAGCGGATTGGACCACGCTCCTGTAGCGTTACTGGACTGGGCGCGCACCGAGAAACGATACTCCACGCCCGGCTCAAGGGGCCCAATCGTCGCCGACGTGGTATCGCCGCCGCGAACAACCATAGAGCCCGCGATAGTGGAGCCGAACATGGGGAGTTGCCATGACACCTCATAGGAGACCACTTCGACAGCGTTGCCTAGAGTGTCCGTGTCAACTCTACCCCACTGAAGGTCTACGAGAGCCTGCACCCACCCTTCACTGTTCGTGACGGCTCTGCTGGAGCCGACGAGGCCCTGCGGCGGGAGAGGCCAGTACTTGGAGGCTGGGGGCTGTGGACGCACGCCACTACCCGACGTTGAAGCGAGCCCCACAATCCCCTTCGTGCGCTTCGTCAGACGCCCCAGAAGGCTATCAAGGACCGTCCCGAAGGTAGTGTGCCCCACCACCATGCCGTCCTTCTGGGTGACACTGATCTGCGCGACCTGGAGGCGCTCCATGCCACCCTTGCGCTCAACCATGATCCAGTCGCCGAGACGGTAGTCAACCCACGGCAGGAGGTGAACGTCAGTGGCAGCCCACTCGCGCTTAATCTCCTCGCTCACGTGCGCACCCGACTTGAGGGTCGCCTCGGCAACCATGCGGGCCGTGGACTCCAGCTCCACGCCGCCCGCCTCAACAACCTTCTCCACCCTGCGCATCCCCCGAGGGGCGAGCTCATTGTGGATGAGCCAGGTCCTACCACCCTCCCCCTTAACGAGAACGTCGGTGCACATGTCAGCCCACGTGGCAGCCTCAGGCGCGCCCGTGAGGGTGGTCGCTAGGGGCCAGCGCTTCGAGGCCGTCAGGTCGCGCGCCTGAGTGGTGTCAGCGTTGTACACCTTGAAGGTGCGCCCCTGCCACACAGTGTCGATCATGCCGAGATTGCGGAGGGAGTCAACGATCTGGAGGAGGCTGATCGTGGGGTCGAAGTAGAGGGTGACAACCTTCGCCCAGTCCTGATTAGCGGAGTCCTTCACCGTGTTGGCGTCCAAGGTGAGACCTGCACCCCAGCCGCGCTTGACGGCATTCTGCCACACAGTACTGATGATCGTCCCAGCGTTACGGGAGAGGAACTTGAACTTCCCCTCCTTGTCCTTAGCTTCAACGGGTACGGACCAAACGAGCGCCTCCTTCAGGTAGTCGCTGACGTGGATGGCGTCCACCTTGCGTGAGTCAGTTCCGTCGCTAACGAGGTTGCGCTCGGTCTTCTGGGTGATGAAACGCGCGTCGGGGAGCTCCTCCCAGTCCCGACCGTTGAAGGTAGCCTCCACAGCCACCTCAACCTCACGCTCGAGCACGCCACCTCGGATGGCATCAGGCCCGGGCGCATAGGACATAGACAAGGTGGGGGTCTTACCCCTGGGGGTGGTGACCGTCATCTCCAAGATGTCGGGGACGACGCCGATCTTCGCACCCTGAACCTCGTAGGCCACGGCGCGCAGCTGCATCCCGGGAAAGTAGTCGCGGCGCATCAGTAGGCCCTCCTCGCCTGGATAGTACCCGTGGCCCCCGTGACCTGAAGACTGATCTTGCCCTCATGGTTGGGGGTGAGTTGCAGCCCCTCGGGGGACATGCTGATCTCAGCGGACGCATCGAACGCCCCCTGTAGCGGATACCAGCGTTCGGACACCTGCCTCCACGCCGAGTACTTGCCAACATCGATGAGGAGTCGCTGGTCCGTCTCCATGGTTCCGCGCCAAGTGAGGGAAGTGCTGGAGGTTACGTCCGTGATGGTGGCCAGGTTGGAGGTCGGCTTGAGCTTGAAGAGCGCATCCGAAATGGGGGCAGCCCCGCCGGCGAGGCGACCAAGGTCACTGAGGTCAGTCTCAACCACCACAGAGTCTCGCCACACGCCCTCCACAGCCTCGAAGATGACAGTTGTGTCGATAGCCCACTCCCCGTACCGCCAGGACGGCTGAGACACGCTCACGAGCCGCACAGGCGTCTCCCTGGGGGTAGCGCCCGCCGGGTGGTGCTGCAGGACGGCCAGCTTGTTTGAGGTCCGCAGAAACGCCATGAGCGCCTGCCAGTTCCGGTCTAGATCAGCCCGATCGGCGCCCTCAACCATGAATGCCACAGTCACCTTGAAGGTGCCAACCTTCACCCCGGCACCATTCAGGATGCCGTTACGGAACGGCACCTCAGTGGACTCGAGGCGAGGGTCAGCCACCCCAGGGAGGAGAGTGCCCTGCATGACCCTCCACTTCCCGGGCCGGTCAAGGTCAACCCCATTCAGGGAGTATTCACTACTCATGGAACCATCCTAGATGCTGGAGGCGAGGCGGATGCCGTCAGCCACGTCGTCACGAACCTTGGAGTCTCTCTGCGCCTGCGGGTAGTAGTTCGTGATGTTCACGGTACCGCCACTGCGCTGATCTCCGGGCGCTGGGGTTAGTGATGCGAGCTGGTCGAGCGACTTGCGGGACGGCTTAGCCTTCTCGAAGGACGTCGAGACCGAGGCCGCAATGTCAGGGGACACATCATTGGCTAGATCCTCAGTGAACCCCTGAAGAGACTTCCTGACCGCCCCATACTGGGACTCGAGACCACTAATGAACCCCTTCATGACCAGCTGGCCAGCATCCTTCAGGATAACCTTATCAACAGGGGCAGGGCCCTTCCACGAGGGGAGGAGGCTAGTCAGGGACGAGAGGCTACTCTGGACCGAACTGAACATGGACTTGAGTCCATTGATGAATCCCTGGATGACATTCTTACCCGCATTCCAAAGCCACGACCCAGCACCAGAGAACACGTTCTTAATGCTGGTCGGCATTTGGCGGACATAGTTGATGGCGTTATTGATCCACGTGGAGACAGTGTTGACAATCGTCAGCCAGATGGAACGCGTAGCATTCAGGGCAGCATTCCACCCATTGCTGATGTACGACTTGGCGTTATTGATGCCAGTGTTTACGTAGGAGACGATAGACTGCCAGGCAGAACTCACCGTCTGCACGATCCAATTCCACGCGCTCTTCGCGATGTTCACGATAGCGTTAGCGAACACACCGAACTGCCCCTGAATGAAGGTCCAGATGCCGCGCCCAATGTTCTTGATGCCCTCCCACGCCTGACTCCAGTTGCCGGTAATCAGACCAAGAACCACCTGAATGACGCCCTTGATGGCAGTGATAGCACCAGAGATGCTCGTGCTGATCGACTGCCAGATAGTAATCACAACCGGTAGGAGCCACTGAAGCACCTTACCCACAAGCTGGATCGCAGGAATCAGGGCAGCCGCCAACTGCTGAATGATCGACGACAAGACCGGCAGCACCTGAGGAAGAAGCTCGGCAATAATCGGAGCCAACTGGGCGATGATCTCAGCGATAACCGGCACCAGCGACTGAATCACCGGCAGCAGGGCCGCCGACAACTGCTCAATGACCGGTGTAAGGATCGGAACCAGCTGCTGGAAGATCGGAGCCAACCCCTCAACCAGCTGCGCAACCAGTGGCGCGATAGCCGCCAGAAGGGTCCCAGCCACAGTGGCGATAGCACCGAACGCCTCCCCCAAGGCAGGCATCGCCGGGGCAAGCGCCTGCACGGCCGTAAGCACACCATTGAAGAAGTTGACAAGCCCATCCTGGAACGCCGGATTCTCCAAGGCAGCTGCGATCCCCTGAAGGGCAGTCTGGAGAGTCCCACCGATAAGGGGGATGACCTTCCCCAGGGTAGGCTCCAGAGACACGAACGCCTCACCGAGCGACCCCACGCCACGGAACGCCAACCCAGCAGCCTGCCCCATCGCCGAGAACAGGTTCGACAACGTAGCCTGGAACAGGGGGCCATTCACAGCCGCATTGGCGCGATCCAAGGCCGTAGCGATAGAGTCAATAGGGGCAGAACCATTCGCCATGGCCCTGAACAGGCCACCAATAATGCCACCCAGGTCAACAGTGACGTCCTTCATCGTGCCGAACGCCTTAGCGGCCGCACGAATCGACTCCTCCATCCTCCCAGAACTGGCGGCCTTCGTCGCCCACTGCTCAAACGAGGCAGCCAGGTTGTTAGCCCACTGAGCAATACTCGGGAGGAACTTCGCACCAACCTCACCCATCGTAAGGAGCCCATTCGTGAACGATGCAGCCCCCGTAGACCCCAGAGACAGGGCCTGAGACAGGTACGTGAGAGACTGCTGGAACCCAGCAATATGGCCACTCGCAGCGTTAGCGATAGCCGCCGTCATCGACCCCAGATTAGAGGCCACAGACTGAAGCACCGGGGAGAGCTCATTGATCGCAATGTTAGCGAAGTCACGCATCGGCTGGGCCGCCTGCTCCCAGTACGCCCCCGAAATCTGCTGCTGAAGACCAGTGAACGCAGGACCAAGGTCAGCAAGAACAGTCTTCGCGTCCTTCAACGCGGCAATCAGGACACCAGCACCAGCGGCCGCAGCACCAAAGATGCCCGGCAGAGCCAGTAGGGCGGGCGTTGACTTCGCCAGACCAACAGCCAGCGAGGAGAACACGCCCAAGCCAGAACCAACCGCCGACACTGCGCCACCGATCAAGGTGGACACCGCCCCCATCTTCACGGCAGCAGTATCAAGGTTGCGGAGGAAGTCATTCAGGTTACGGCCGAGTGACTCGAACACGTTACCGCCAGCAAGAGCCTTCAGCTGGGCGAGCGCCCGCGCCATCGACGCCTTCCCGAGACGCACGTTAATAGTGACCCACCGCGAGTGCGTGAGTCGCTTCAGGTCAAAGCGGGCTTTGCCGTCATCGAGGTCAGCATTTACGGTAGCCTTCCCGTCGAGCTTGCTGAGCTCGTGCTTGATCTTCTTCTTCTGCTCCTCCGAGAGCTTCGCGTGCACATCCACGTCAGCCTTGATGGCAGCGAGCCTAGCCTTGAGCTCCTTCTCGGCCGCAGAGTCAAGCTTCGCCTTGGCTGGAATGTCGGCCTTGAGCTTGTTGATGCGCGCCTGCACCTGCCGTAGCGCGCGCTCGTTGACTGTCAGGCCAGCCTTAACGTCCCCAGCCGCCGACTGTACATCTCGCTTGAGCTTAGCGAGGTCTCCTGGCCGCGTGGAGAGGTTAATGTTGGTGCGAATGTTGTCGAGCTTCTCCTGAAGCTTCTTCTTCTGCTCCTCAGAGAGATTCGCATTGACCTTAATCTCAGACTTGATGTGCTGGATTTTCTTGCGGAGAGCCTCCAGCTCCCCTTTCTTGAGGTCTACCTCAGCCTTGAATCGGACATCCGACTTGGCGGCCTCCTTGCGAGCCTTCTCGAGAGACTCCTTGTTGAGCTCAACCTCAGCGTTGAACTCGATGTCGAGGTCCTTGACCTGCTTCTGGATTCGCTCCAGGTCCCTGCGGAGCTTCTTCGCGAAGTCAGAAAGGTCAGGGACAACCTTGACGGAAAGCTTACCGACTGTTCCCTTACCGGTCATCCCTAACCTTCCTCACCCTAGCGCAGCAAACAGGGCAGCAACCCCATCAGCATCACTCGATGATACCACCGACCCTGTGGAACCCCTATTGGGGCGCGGCATCATCTCAGAGTCCTTCAATGACGCCTTATTGACGGAGGTCGCCTTAACGAGTAGAGCCAGCCTATCCAGGGCCTCATTCAACCGCTCCGAATCATGCGAGTAACCAAGCCACTCAGTGCCACCCAGCTCGTTCGCCCTATACAGGCTCCAGGGCTCATGTGGAAGGCGCTCAAGAAGCTGACTCACGAGAGACACCCGGTAGGCGCCATGGACATCGATCCGGTACAGTACCCAGAAATCCGCGGCCGCATCCGGGTGCCTCTCGAAGAAGTCGTCTAGTTCTTGGCGCCTGTGGCTTCCCCCGCGTAAGCCATCACAAGGTTGACGACATCCTCAAGGTCGGCGTCCTCGTAGAACTTGTCCCAGGCGTCCAGGTCAGTAATGAAGCCACCAACCTCCAGGGCCTCCATCACGTCAGCCAGGACAGCGAGGAGGTTCACGCCATCCGCATTGTCACCCATGATGGGCTCCAGAACAGACGTGAGTCGCATCCGCTTAGACGGACGGAGAGCATGCGGGGCAACAAGGAGCTCATGCCCCTTGAGGGTAGAGAACGCCGGGAGCTTATCGACCTTCTTCTCGGCCATGCTGATTTCCTTCCAGTGGGGTGTGTGGGGTGTTGGAAGGGGTGCCGCCACACACCCCTAAGTGGCGGCACCCCTAGTATATCGGCCGTCAGTTGACGGTGAACGCCTTCGAGTCCGAAGCCGCGACGTTGTTCGTGACCACAATGTTCTTGGAGCCCGCGGTCACGCCGCGAGGAACATAGGTTGTGATCTGCGTAGCGGAGTCCTTCTCGAAGGATGCAACGACATCCCCGAACTTGACCTCGCGAACACCATCGAAGTTGGCGCCAGTAATCACGACCTTCGCGCCAACAGCACCGGAGACGGGTGAGGTCGAGGTGATGGTCGGCTTCGCGGTACCCACACCGGTCACAACGCGAGGCTCCAGCATCTGGACGCGAGTCTTCCCCGAGTTGGGGGACAGGAGCGTGCCAGCGATCTTGACCTCAGTGAAGTTGTCCAGGCTCAGGGACGGCATGTTACCGGCCAGGGAGACGCGGCGGAACAGGTAGCCGGAGACGATGCGGCCGTCCTCTACGACAACGAGGATGGCGCGCTCACTGGAGGCGTCGAGCTCAATATCCCAGGCACGCTTGGTGGCGTCGTAGGTGGAGCCAGGGAATGCCACCTTCATGACGTCCTCGCCGAGGTTGACGGCGTTGATGGTGACCTTGTTGGTGACATCCTCGCGGGTGGAGCGGACGCCCTGGCGGTCCCAGGTCCGCTTCGTGGAAGTGTCGCCACCATCGGACTCGAACTCGATGAGGTTCTCCGAGGAGGTGTCGCCAAGCCAGGTCCAGCCGCTAGCCTCCAGGGTGGTTCCGTCACCGAAGACGTACCCATCCAGGTTGGGGGCCTCAGTGTCGTTATTGGCGTAGTAGACGTGACCGCGGCCCGCGATCTGAATCTTACTGTTTCCGAGGTTAGCCATCAGGCTCCCTTCCTGGCCGTCACCTGAAGGGACGAAACCATGTTGATGTAATCGGCGGTAGTTCCCATGTCCGTTTCCGGCGTGGGTAGCTGAGTCCACTCGAGGTAAGTGGCCCAGCCTTCGGAGGTCACCATTCCTGACCTCCAAGCTTTCTCGATGGCCTGAACGAGCGCGTCGCTCGCATCTGACACCTCATCCCCGTCCGGGCCAGTCATGTACAGGCGAGCCCTGATCTGGGTTGCAGCGAACGTCGGCCCCGACGGGTGAATACGGGAGATGGTCATCTGAACGCGGCACACGAGCTCATTCATGGGGTCGTCCACGTCACCGTGCGTGCGCCACACGATCCGTGAGAGGATCGGCCACTCAGCCGCGCTAGCGGCGGCGGCATCCTGCACGTACCGGTAGATGAACGGTAGGGGTGAAACGAACGCCATCAGAACCCCCCATGAGCGTGCACGACGCCACGCATGACGTTGATGCCTGGCACCCAGGTCCTGTGCCTGGCGCCCTCGCGCCCCGAGCGGCGCCCCTGCGCATCCTGATACACGTAGTGGCCGAACTCCAGGGCAGCATCATGGTCAGTGGACGGGGCGATGGACCAGTCCACCTTACCCTGCTCCAGGCTGAACGACGCAACCTGCTCGCCCGTCTGAATGTGAGCGGAAGCGGACACCTCAATCTCGGCGAACACCTTCGCGGCGGCGGCAGCGAACTCCGGCTGGCGGGCCACCACGGCAGCAATGTCCTCGTGCACATCCTCGGTGTCGTAAACCTCGATCATCTCGACTCCGTTCCAAGCGTGTCACAACGCACAGACCAGTGGCGAGTCATCGGGGACGCGTCATAGGTGAGCGGCTCGCCCGCCTGCTGGAACGTCTTCCCCACCAGCGACTCGGGGCCCTTGATGATCTTCACCCACGAGTGCGGGCCGCCCGGCCACTTCCTGCCAGTACCGAACACCTTCAGGGTCGTCTCATCCGTGAGGTCACCGCGGATGACTCGGTTCTCGGTGGCCTTCAGGGCGTTACCGGCAGACGACTGCACAAGCACCTTGTCGATCACGAAGGTCTCCCCCCGCTCGAACCTGCGCCCAGTGCGCCCCTCCTTGACGACAGCGAGCGTCACCTCCACCACGTGGGGGCCGTTCTCCAGGTAGCGCCCACGGCGGGGCCGGAACCCTACCACAGTGTCACCTCATCTTCGTCATACACGGGGTGATCCCCAGCGAAGTCGAGGGCTGACGGGCCGCGCAGGTACGTGGGGTCAACCGTCAGAGGCCCCTCCAGGGCGCCCAGGAGGCGCGTGCGCCGCGCGTACCCGTCCATCTCAGCCCCGGCCACGCCCCAACCGGAGGTGCCAGACTGTAGGGCCTGCCAGTCACGGTCAGTGATCTCCAGAATGCCGGAAGCGACAGCCTGATTCACCGAGTAGGTGTAGGTACCCTCGGTCTCGTACTTGTAGAGGCCGCCGCCAGGGGCCCTAAGGACACGGGAGACAGACTCAGCTTCAACCATCCGCATGATGACCGAGAAGCTGTAGTCCACACGGCAACGGTTCACAGCGTCAGGCATGCGCGACAGGATCAGGGCCTCAGCCCTGTCCAGGAACGCCTGCACCCACGGCTTCTCATCATCCTCCAGGTACCGCATGAGCGACCCCTGAACATCATCCAGTGTTGCTACCGTCACGTCTCCACCTCCTTAGGAACTCTGGCCACGGGGTGGCCGCCAACCAAAACGCCGGCGGCCACCACCCGGGTCACTTGCTGGTGATCTTCACGAACGCGCGCGGATCACGCAGGACCCAGCCGAACTGGGCCTCAGCGAGGATCGCACCCATGTTGCGGTCGAAGAGGTCCACACCACCGGCGCGCTCGGTCGCCTTACGGTAGGTGATGGTCTCAACGAAGCCGAGACGCAGGGCGTCCTTGAAGTCGCCGCCGATACCGAGGAGCTTCGCGGCCGGGACCTTGGCCTTCTCGTAGCCGGAGACGGCGCGAGAGTAGGTGGCCGGGACACCCAGGACAGTACCGAACTTCGCGGTGATGTCGGGGGCCTGCTGGTAGAGCGGGCGACCCTGGGCATCCAGGGCGTTCACCAGGTTGGAGCGGAACTTCGGGGCCAGGAGGAAGTGGTCGAAACCGAACTCGGCCTCGTCAGCGTCGTCCAGCACAACCTTGTCGTAGGCGGCGGACAGCTGCTTGGTGAAGTAGCCGGTAGCGGTGGAGGCCGGGTCGAGCTCCTGCACCTTCGTGGTGGAGGTCAGGGCCTCCTTGCCGGTGATGGCGGTACCGGTGTTCGCGTCGATGCCGTGAATGACGGCGGTGTCGATGGCGCGAGCAATAGCCTCACCAAGGGCGCGCTGGATACGAGAGTACTCGCCGAGCGGGTCAGCCTTAGCGGTCTCCTCAGAGTAGAGGATCATCACAGCAGCCTTGACGGGGGTGACCGTCTTAACCTTGCTGGACAGGGTAGCGACAGGCTTCAGGCCACCCTCCTGAACGATACCAGCGGTGGGCTGGCCGACCGGGATCGGGATGGCGGTACCGTTGATGGAGACCGGGACGCTACCGGCGAGGCCCTGAACGACAGAGCCCTTCATGGCGTTGTCCCAGATGCCCTTTACGACGGTCTTGGGAAACGCGGCCTCATTCCCGGCGTTAGCGCCGAGAATCTTGGATACTGTCTCGATCTTGGCTTCGTTGTCGGGGTTGTACGCGGGTGCAGGCATATGCCCTCCTTACTGGTCTGCGAGGCCGAAGAACCCGAGCGCCTCACTCAGGCCGTCATCCTCGGTCTCAAGGTCTGCATCCACCGCAGGGTCGCGGGGGACTGAAGGCGCGGGCGTAGCGTCTGCCTGCTCGCGCAGCGTGGCGAGGGCGTCTACCTGCTCCTGCCACGAGTCTTTGTCGCCGGTGAGGAATGAAGCGAAGCGGGCCGGAATGTTGGCCTTGGAGAGAATGGCCTCCTTCTCGGAGAGCTCGGCGGCGGCACGCTCGGCGGCCTCCTTCGCCTCAAGCTTTTCGGTAAGGGCGGCCAGCTGGGCGCGCAGCTCACTCACCTCATCCGCAGGAGTCTCCGCATCACCTTTCGGCGCTTCCTCCGTAGGAGTCTCCTCGTCCGTCGCAGGACTCTCAACGGGGGCCTCCTCGGCGGGCTCGATGGGGTAGTCGGTGGTTGAGATAGGTCCGTCAGTCTCTTCAGTGACGGAGGGCTCAGGCGCGGGGGTGTCGCTCATTTGCGCTCCTTCAGCTTCTCCTGGAAGTACTTGTCCATTGCTCGGCGCGCATCCACGCCATGAAGGTCTTGGTCGCGCACAACCTCATTGTACACACGTTCGAATGCAACCTGCTGCTCCTTCCCTTCCCAGTGCTTGGAAGTGAAAACCGGGGTGACGGTGCAGAAGCAGTTTGAGGTTACGATAGAATTAGCGCTGTACCATCCCTCCGATGTTTGAAGGTTGTAAACATGCCCCGCATACTGCCTGACACTCTTATTGACGAGGCGATCCGTCTTTACCATGAAACCAAGTCGTTCCAAAAGACGGCCGCCATACTCGGCAAAGACCCCGAGTCTCTCCGAGTCGCTCTTCGCCGCCGGGGGGTCGAAGCGTTCCCCAAGGTGGGGCGCATCAGCCCTAAGCGAGTCGCACCCCCGCCCAACCTGAAGGAGGTTTACGAGGCTGGGGAGAGCGTCAACAAGATGGCCGATATGTTCGGCGTGAGCCGCACTGTCGTCAGGAGATGGCTCCAGGAGGCCGACCTCCCTATTAGAGGCCGCAAGGAATCTTCCCGGCTCCGCTGGGAACGAGTCTCCGAAGAGGAGATTGAAATGCGTCGCACACAAGCCCGAGAGCGATTCACTGGACGAAAGCCCACCCCAGAGCATCGCCTCCACATCGCTGAGACCCGGGCACGACAGGCGCTCACTGGAGAGCGCACCCGATCCCACCTTGAAATCACCCTCGGTGGATGGCTCAACGCGCGAGGAGTCTCGTACATCCCTGAGCAGGTTGTCGCGGGCTACAATGTCGACTTTGGCATCGCCCCCGTCGCCGTGGAACTCCTCGGAGGAAGTTGGCACGCCTCCAACTCGCGTCGCCCCCACCATGCCAAGCGCACTCACGACATCCTCAATGCTGGGTGGAGCATCATCTTCGCTTGGTCCCAGAGCCAGGTACCCATTTCCGAAGGAGCCGCTGACCAGATTGTCTCCCTCTTGAAGGTCGCCAGCGTTAACCCATCCCCGGTCGGTAAGTACTGGGTGGTTAGGGGTGATGGTAAGCTCGTGTCCTCCGGCAGTGACGAGGGTGACAATTTCTCCCTCGTAGTACCGTCTATAGCCGACCTTCACGTCCGGCCCTGACACCTTCGTGTTGCCGACCACACAGTTCGCGTGGAACTTGTCCACTCTCAGTCCCGCCGACTCGGATGACTTATAGACCGGGCCGCGAGATGCGAGCATCGCACAGAAGCCGCAGGGTCCATTCTTGTTCGGGTGCGTTACGCGAGCGAAAGCGAACGGACGAGCAATCAACTCACCCCTGGAGTTGCGCCGATACTTGTCCGGCACATCGGAGAACACCTTCATGCTGCGGTGGCGCTCCTTAACGAGCTCCTCCTCATCGAGGGTGCGCACAGCCTCCTCCACCCTGTCGGCGACCTTCTCGAAAGCCTCATCCAGAGACATGTGCGGGCGACGGCGGGCCGCGACCTTCTCGACATCCTCAATGATCGCCTTCTGGGCGTCCTCCGAGAACTCCTCGAGGTCCTTCGCAAGATCATCCAGGGCTCCCTCAATGAGCTCAATAGAGGACGGCGCAGTATCTACCGCGTCAGCCACTGTTCGGCGCGCAGCGGCCAGCACGTTACCCTCCAGGGACCGCTCCAGGCGCCTCATCCCCTCAGGTGACGACAGGGCCCCCTGAGTGCCGCGAATCGTGCGAGCGATCGTCTTCGGAGAGTACCCGGGCTGGGGAGGAATCCACGACTCAGGGACACCAGCCTTGCGGGCCTGACCCCGCAGGAACAGGGCGGCCGCCGCCCACGCCTGCTTCCTGGCCTGCCACATGAGCGGCGTCAGCAGGTCCCCCACGTGCTCCACCGAGGGCGGCTCGGGGAGCCCATCGAACGCCTTGAGCGCATCCTCGGCCCGCCTACGGAACAGCATGACAATTCCGCGCAGGATGCTATAGAAGAGGGCCTCACTCACCCTTCGGAGCCTCCTCTACATCCTCAGGAGCCTCGGGAGCCTCAGGCATATCCAAGCCCGCGTCAGCATCCATCTTGTCTCCACGGACCTTCTCCCTGCGCAACTGCTCCGGAGTGAGGTGCAGGAACTCGCGCGCCGTCTCATCGCCGATGATGCCCTGACTGTGGGCCTGAAGGGCGTTCGCCATCTGCGCCGAAGTGGACGGAGCTGCAGCGTCACGCCACGTCACCTCCAGGGCCTCCAGCCCATTCAGGGGCATGCCGTTCGCCTGGGTGACAATCCTGCCGACACGTTCCAGGGCGTCACTGAACTGGCGCTGCTTGTTCTCGGCGCGAGCAATGAGGCGGTCCTTCGCCACGCGTAGGGCCTCCGCAGACGTCGGGTTATTGTCGGAGGACACACCCATCATCGACGGCGGGATACCCGTCATGGCGGACAATTGGAGCGCATAGGACCGGTACGTGTTGATGAACGGGTCCAGCGCCATCCCGGTAAGCTGCTTCACGTCACCACCGGACGGGATGGCGATCAGGTTACCCATGTATGCCTGCATCTTGTCTGGGTGCTGGGCCAGCATCTCGGCCGCACCGTCACCAACCACGGCGCGCATGGGGGAGGACGCAACCTCCTGCGCCACCTGCAGGTTCGTCAGCGTGCGCGAGGCGGCATCAATGACGGACGTGAGCTCACGTAGATCGGAGCGCCCATACTTGTCAGACAGGCGAGCCCGATTGAACATGGGGACAATGGACGCCCCCCACTGGTCCTGACGCCCCTGGCCGACGCTCTTCCAGTCGTACTTACCCTTCGCGTAGAACTCCACGCCATCGGGCGTGTAGTAGGTGGCGCCCACATTGCCATCATCGCGGCGGTAGAGAACAACACCCTCCACAACCTCTCCACGGAAGTTAATGCGCACACGAGCATGCTTCGCATCCACGGCGCGAATCGAAGCAAACTCATGCTCATCATCCGGGGGTGCGATCACCCAATAAGCGGCACCGGCGCTGATAGCCTCAGCTGCAGCAAGGTTGAACTGGGAGTCCATGTCGTTCGCCTGCCACGTCTTCCGCAACAGCTCAACCACGCCGAACTTGTCATCATCCGCGACACGATACCCGTCGGGGATCAGAATCTCGGTGAGGACGTCCACGGCCATCTTGGCGAACGGGGCCTGAATCTCCAGGACACGCGCCTTCGCCGGCAGGCTGATACCCACCGCGTCTAGGCGCCGCTTCCCCTCATAGTAGCCCTCATAGGTGATGGGACGATAGGCGCCGGACGCGAACTTGGAGATCATCTTCTGGAAGCTCACATGAACACCTTCCACTCACCCCGAGGAGCAGTCAGGTCCGCCCACTCCTTCGAGTTCTTCACATGCCTATACAGCATTCTAGCGCCGATCATGCACACAGCGAGATCGATCTTCTTAGAGGACTTCGGAGACTCCTTCTTCACCGACCAGCGGCCCTTGAACTCATTCACGCGACAGTTCGACACATGCTCACCTAAGGCTGAGTCGCCATCATGCGTGAATGTCTGCTGCTGAATCTCCGTGAACGCCGTCTCCGCAGCCTCAGCGAACTGGTAGGCATGCGACCGCATATCCCAGGCAATCGGCGAAGCAGACATGCCGCCACGCACCGCAGGCACGATCAGCCTGTCCCCGAAGTCCTCAGGCCAAGCGGTACGCGTGAACGACTCCCACTCGCGCACGTCAGCCCAGAACGCGACCACGTTGTACGTGTCGAACGCCTTCCTGACCCCAGCATCCACGGCAGCCACATTCACCACGCCGAGCGGCTTCTCAGGCTTCCAGTGCCCGATCTTGAAGATGTGCCCATCCTCCATGCAGCACCCCACGAGGGCCGTATGGTCGTTGGACTTGGAGCCGTCGAAGAACATGACGATCCGCTCCCCCGGCTCCACCTTACGGTCCGGCTTGCGCAGCTGCGTCCACTCCTCCAGGGTGATCCAGGACGCCTCCGCAGCGTTCGGGCGGTTCAGGAAGAAGCGAATGGAGCGCGACTCAGGGTACTCGGGGGACCAAATCTGCTCCTTGATCGACTCCAGGTTCACCCACGGGCAGTCCTCATACACGTACTCGAGAGCCTTCGTAAGACCAACCTGCCCCTCCTCCGGCTCGTCCGTCAGGACCGTGTTCGGGGGCGCGATACGCGCATCGTAGAGGATCTTCGTCTTACCGCGCGTGAGACCATCCTCCTGGTCGCACCACGCCTCAAAGATCGCCTCAGCCGACGACTGCTCTCCAGGCACCCACGCGTTGCAGGTACCCATGAACCGGCCACCCATCTTCGCCGCGTTCTGCTGAATCGTCTCCAGCATGGCAGGTCCGCCCTGCGCGGGCAGCCAGTGCTCGAGCTCATCCCCCACAACGAAGGACACCTCACCACCCTCCATGGAGTGCGCAGAGGACGTCATCTGCTGAAGCTTCCCCCCGCCAGGCGTCTCAATGAACGTCTTCGCCACCTCGAGGTCATACTTCCGAGCTAAGGGACCCTTCTTCTGACAGAACGCCCTGACCATGCGGATCGTGTTCTGAGTGTTGTGCGTCAGCACGCCACCCTCAACCTGGAAGAGGTGATCCTCCGTGCCGATCTGAACGCACTGCACCGGGACGCTCGGGACGGGCTCAATCGACTCGACGCGCCGATACGCCGACAGGGTGCGCTGCTCGCGCGGGAGCCTAGCCCTGTGCTGCGCCAGGCGGGCAGCAGGGAACCCCGGCTGCGGAATGAACTTCACTACGCGAGACCCGAAGCCGCCATCGTACACGAAACACTTCTGCCCCAGAGACTCAGCGAGCTCAATGAACGACGCCAAGAGACTCGCGTTCGTGTTCTTGAACTGCACCTGCCCCTTCTCGGTGACAGTCCCGTCGGAGTCAATGAGCCCCTGAAGAAGCGCCAGGCGATCCTCATAGGAGGCGCGCAGGTATGCCTCTGGCACATGCTTATTGCCCAGCACGCCAAGCTCGCGCAGGCGCTCACGGAACGACAGGAGCTTCTGGTCCTTCATTCCCTCCCTGTTTCCTTTGTTGCAGCGGCGACACATCGGGTGGCCAGAGCTGCCCATGACTCGGTTCGGGTCACCTTCAGCATAGGAGTGGCCCCGGGGACACATCTGCCTGCGGCGACGGATATAGAAGCGCCCGTCATTGGCTTTCTGGAGGTCGCCCTTGATGTCATCCCACCACTCCAGCTCCCCAGTGAAGATCTCTTCAAGTTCCTCGCGGCGGCGCCAGTCGAGAGCAATCGTGGACCCGGCGGCATCCCCGTCTCCCAGCCAGTAGCCGAGCATGTAAGGGGAGATCAAGGTCGGAGCACTACCTCCACCTCGGCGCGCAACAAGGGGGATACGCAGGCTGCGCCGCCGACCGCTGTGCAGGTAGGCTCGCATCTCCTCAGTGCTCATTGTCGCCACATCGAAGCGGTCGCCGTGCGAGTGCAGCCGCTCCACTGTCCACCCGTGGGTGGCGTCAGCAACAACAGTCGTTCCATCATCGAAGGCAACCCGATAGCAGTCGTGGCCGGTGAACACGCGAGTCTTGCCAAGCACGGGCGTCGGATTGCCGTCACTGCCGTACACCAGATCACCGACTTCAAGGTCGCCTACCGTGCTCCATCCACCCTCCACGGGAACCTTAGTGTCCAGGGCGAGCGGCTGGCTTTCCGATGTAGCTACGATCTGCACGAGAGGCATGCTCATAGGCTTGGCGCGCACCCCAAACGGCTCATGTCGGTCGAAACCATCGAACCGGCAAGGGCCGAGTAGCTCGAACAAGCACAAAGCGGCAGCGAACGGAGACTTCCCAGACCCCTTGCTTAACCTTCTAATTCCCTGCCTGTACACAAAGGAACCCTTATGGGTCAGGGCGTAGAAATGAGCAAGGAACTCGATCTGCCTGTCAGTCGGGATGAACGGCTGCCCTGCGCGCGGCCCGTTCGGCTGCACAAGGTTGTCCATCATCCATGCGGCGGCGTGATATCCGAGCGTCCGCTCAGGGAGCTCGAGGGGGAGCGTATCGGTTCGCTCCCGTGGCGCGGAGAGCGTCTCGGTCACTTCGCGGCCCGCGCCTTCGCCCAAGCCTGGAGAGCGACCACGCCAGCAGACTCAGCCTCAGACTCGTCAACGCGGTTGATCTCGATCTGCACTCTGCGCCGGTCGCCCTCGGTGAGGAGAAGGCTCGTGAGCATAGTGTTCACGGCCGCCAGCATCGTCGGGGAACGCCGATCCTGCATCTTGTAGTTCGACAGATCGTCACAGGTGGAGTAGAGGACAATCCAATCTGAAGGCTCATAGTAGCGGGTGAACGTGGACTGCTCCACAGCCTTCCACAGCTTCTTCGCAATAGGGTGCCAGCCAGGGTCAGGCTTCGGGGGCTTCACCTTATCGGCGACCACATTCACGGGCTCCACGCCGCCATCGAGCTTCCTCGCCTGCGTGGTGCGATGCCCTTCAGTGCTGCGCTTCGGGATTGGTCCCTTAACTCCCATCGTCGTCTCCTACAAGTATCCGGGGTGCTTACTCTTCGGCCGTGGGCCGCGAGGCTTATTGCGACCAGTGTAGCGGCGCTTTCTCGCCTCAACAGACTGCTGTTGTGTCCTAGCCATATGGCAGTGCTGGCACAAGCTCCTCAGGTTATCCGGCACGTGAGGCCCGTCGGGGAAGATGTGGTCCACCTGATTCGCCTTATTGCCACAGAACACGCAGATGCCACCATCCCTTTTGAGGACCGTGCGCCTGATCTTCTCCCAGTCCTTAGGGAGCTCCTTACGGCGCCTCGACTGCCTACTCCACGCCATCAGGGATAATCCGATGCAACTCGACGTCTGCGTGCACGCCGAACGTCAAAAGAATCGAAGCCACAGCATCCTCGACCGCGTTACGGGCAACGATGAGCTCACCCTCAGCCTCATCCAGCACATCCGGGCCCACGCCAGGCTGACCACAAGACTCCAGCCACCGAGCAGCCGTGAACAAGTCCTGCGCACTGAAAGCTAAAGACTTCATGAAGGTCTCGTCTATCATTCCACTCCCCCAACGTGCACGTTCTTAATCTGGGCCAGCACATAGAAGCCAGCCAGCTCCTCAGCGAGTTCGGTGATCGCCTGCTCGGCGTCAATGCGGGCAGTCAGGAAGGCATCCCACGCATCGTCGATGGCCGGGTCGCCGAGCTCGAATGCCTCGCAGTCTTGGACCTCCATCCAAGCCTGCTTGAGCGCCTCAAGCTTCGTGTGGAAGTCATCCACGCTCAACCTCCAACGTCACGCGAGAATCCAGTCCATACCGGTCCGCAATGAACCCCTCCAGATACTCCTCCAGAGTCTCCTGAGCCTCCTGGACACGAATAACCGCCTCATCCTGCTCAGCGTCACGCCTATGGGCCGGAACATCCCACGCCCCACACTGGTCGGCATCATTCAGGGCGTCACGCAGCTCATCCGCAGCACAATCCATGGCAGCCAGAGCCACCTTCTCGTGCACAGCGCTCATCGCACATCCCCCGGATAGGTCATCGACACGCCCTCATTCGACGGGGACCCTTCACGAATGTCGAACAGGAACGACGGCTTAGCATCCTTGCCGCCGAAGTAGGCGTGCTGGATCGACAGGTAATCACCTGGGTACACGCACATGTCCCGCTGACCCTCATTACGGAAGATAAGGGTCCCATCATTCGTCCGCTCAGGATGATTATCGCACAGGATCACGTCAACCTCAGGGGACGCCTTGTCACCATAGACGAGCAGATACAGCATGGGGGCACCTTTCACCAGATGTTGGATCGCTTAGAGGACGGGAGTGGGCAGGGCTCAATGCACGGGTGCCCCATCTCAGCCAGCTCCCGAACTGTCGGATACGTCTCCCGAACCTCCTTGACGCACGCCGAGCACTTCCCCCGCCCTGAGTATAGGCGCGTGCCCGGCCAATCCTTCACGGAAGACCGTGGGGGGCGCATCTTCTGGCCGCACGACGAGCACTTGTGCTCGACGGTCCAGTCGATGAGTGCCTTGGGGGTGCATCCCCGCAGGAGTTCCCGGTAGCAGGGGTTGCAGGCTCCTCGCCTACCGTAGGGCTTGGTGCCCGGGAACTCTGCGGCCGTGGTGCGCGGGGGCCGGTAGGGCTCGCCGCAGTGCGCGCACTTCGGGAACTGGTGGTCGATGTCAGGGTTGGTCATGGTTGATCCTTTCGGTGGCCGACCTAGGCATTCTACCGCAGCAAGGGGCTCTAGGTAAAGGCGAGGCGGATGCCGGGCATACGGAGAAGGAAAGGAAACTTCACTCCGACCCATCCGGCGGGCCCCTATCAGCGCGACCATCCTACATGCGACGACGAGTCGAGCGCAACCCACCGGAATCTCCGGACAGTTCGACACCTCAGGCGCACCCGAAGCCGTGTAAGCCAATCTGAGAGCCTTTCGACACCCCGCCCAGGCCAGCACACACACTCACCCCCGTTCGGCCGCTCACGAGCCCACCAGTGGCCTTCTAGGGTAGCTCGCGCCCCAGCCGCCGCCGCGCCGCCGAGGCCCAACCCTCTCTGGAGAGCGTCAACCAACTAGAGACGATCAACCCAACGTAACCACAACCCAACCCATTGCTTGGCACTAGAGCAAGGAAGTCCTAAAGGTCAGGTTCCGTCTCGGTGCGGCAAGGAAGGGCAAGGACAACGAAGGTGTCTCAGAGCGTTCCAACTCGATCAGGCGACCAAGGATCAACTAGAGCCAGGTACGTGACTAGCCAACGAACCATCTCCTCGTCCTTGCTCTCGTGGACCACCTGGGCCGAAGGCCAAGGCGACAACCAAGGACCAACGGTCCGACGGTCGGAGCGAAGCGGAGCCGCACACACGAGCCCGAAGGGCGTATGAAGGTTAAGTTACTGGTTAAGTTACTGGTTCTATGGCCGGATTCCGACCTACCCTAGGTCGGATTCCGACCTACCCTGGGTCGGATTCCGACCTACCCTAGGCCGGATTCCGACCTAGGTATGCTATGATGGACGTATCGTTGTAGGCCCCCGCAAGGTTCTAACTCCGTTCCCTTGCGGGGGCCGCCTTCTACCTGCTAGAGTGACCCCAGCAACGATCTACAATCAAACAAGAACGGAGTAACCATGTCCGACATCGTTGTCCACACCTTCAAGGACCATCAGGTCCGAACCCTCATCAACTCCAGCGGAGAGCCCCTCTTCAACCTCTCCGACGTCGCAACCTCTCTAGCCATCAAGGACGTAAGCCGCCTGGCCAGCCGCCTAGACGATGACCTGCGTCAGACGCACCCCATCCTTGACCGCCTCGGCCGCACTCAGAACGCCACATTCGTCAACGAGGCGGGCCTCTATGAAGTCATCCTCCGCAGCGACAAGCCCGAAGCCAAGGCGTTCCGCCGCTGGGTAACCAGTGATGTCCTCCCAAGCATTCGGAAGACCGGCCAGTACAGCCTCCAGCCGAAGCTCGAAGGCGCCGAGCTCATGGCCTACGCCCTCATCGAAGCGCAGAAGACCATTGAAGCCGCCACAGCCCGCGCCGAAGTCGCCGAAGCCCAGATTGAAGCCGACAAGCCTCACACAACCCTCGGCAAGGCCATCGCCGCTGGCGACGGAGACCTCCTCGTCCGCGATGTAGCCCGCATCCTCGCATCACACGGCGTCAATGTCGGCGAAAAGCGTCTCTACCAGTGGCTCCGAGACCACCAGTGGGTCACCAAGGGTAGTGGCCGCTGCGGCAACCAGCCCACACAGCGTCGCATCGAACAGGGACTCGTCCGACCCCAGGTGCGCCCAATCAACCTGCCCGGCGGGCGACTCATCGAGTCCGTGACCACGCTCATCACCGGCAAGGGCCAGGAAGACCTCATCAACGGCTTCCTCAACGGCTCCTACACCATCTGACAAACCCAAAGGGGGCCAGCCCCCATCACAAGGCTGACCCCCACACACAAGAAAGGTAGTGAAAGCATATGTCATTCACTGCGATCATGCAAGCCCTCAACCTCCCTGAGAAGATCAAGGGCAACGGACGCCTCACAGCCATCGCCATCGCCAACCGCGTCAACATCCACCCCGAGTACAACGACCAGCTCTGCGCCTGGCCCTCCATCAAGGGGCTCGCTCGGGACATCGGCGCCAGCAAGACCGCCGTAAAGAGCTCCCTCAACATCCTCGAAGAGCTCGGCGTCATCACCCGCGTCCCGCGCTTCAGCAACAATGAGAAGATCGCCACCCTCTACATTTGGCACCCGTGGCGTATCGACGGCTGGGATGACTCAGCTATGCGCCGCCGCGAAGACGCTGAGCGCGGATACGCCCGCGAGGAGACCCCTGAGGTGCCCGCGAGCGCGCCAGCACCCGCGCCAGCCACCCCTGCCCCCGAGGCGCCCGCCAAGCCCACAGAGAAGCCCGCAGACAGCTTCACGGAGTGGTGGCCCCACTACCCCAAGAAAGTCAAGAAGCTCGACGCCGAGAAGGCATACCGCGCAGCCCTGAAGCGCGGAGTCACCCCCAAGGAACTCCTCGACGGCCTCCAGCGCCAGAAGGCCGCATGGAAGGCTAAGGGTACCGAGCCTCAGTACATCCCCTACCCCGCCACGTGGCTTCGTGCGGGAAGCTGGGAGGATGAGCTCGACACCGTAGCCCCGACTGACGAGACGCCCGCCCCGGCCATCAACCCCAACACTGGCAAGCCGGTCACCCGCGACGACTTCGGGTACGCCTGCATCGCAGCCGGCATCGACCCCAACCTGTACATCAACTACTGGAAGCCCTATATGGGGCTCCCCGCCGACCCGACGTGGCCTGAGTGGGCCGCGAAGATCGACCGCTTCTGCGGAAGGGCTTGACAACCTTGTCCAACCCTGTCTATATTCCAGTCATCAACACAGCCGAAAGGAACCCGCCATGCTAACCCCACGCCAAGCACTCCATGTCGCCGCAGCAGGGCCCGACAGGTGGCTCACCCTCATCGTAGATGACCACACACCAACCGCCCCAGCATCAGCAGCGAAACTCATCGCCAGCGCAACACGATCCGGCATCACCCCAATAACCCTAGAGGGCGCACTCAGCGCCCTCGGCCAACTCACTGCCGCCACCATCATCCTCTCCAACGCAATCGCAAGCGACCTGCCCATCAGTGCCCAGAAGGTGTTCATTGATGCCAGAGCCGTAGCGCGACACCTCGATGAGCAAGCACCCCTATACAGCATCACAGGCGGCAGCACCGCGCGAATCTCGACCGCAGCCTCAACCTTCAACACGCAGGCAGGCACAGAAGCGCTGATACGCCTCCTCATTGACGTCATCCGTATCGCCAACCACATCACGAAAGGCTAACCAATGAGCAACTGCGCCCACGCACCCAATGCGGAAACACCTCATTCACCAACGACCTCATCTTCGAAACCAAATGCACAGACAGGCGCCGCTAATGCCACCCACCCCACAGTCACGCTCATCATCATCACCAACGGCCACCTGTGCGAAGACAGCATCGCAGGCTCCGTCGCCACGCCAGTAGACATCGACTTCCCAGAAGAGGACTACTACCTCATAACCGGCGCCAAAGCAGGATTCACCGTCTCCCCAGGAAAAGACTTCACAACATGGGAGGACGCCACCGCAATACAAAACACCACTCTCGAACGAGTATGCGACGCCTTCCAGGGGTCTGAGCTCACTGAAGAGCAAGACATGTCAATCGAACTCCTTAAGGCACACATCTACTAACCACCTCGGGGGCCGCAACACCAGCGGCCCCCACCAACCCCCACCACACATGAACACCGAAACCACCATCATCGACCTCGCCCTCAGCGGCGACCCCACAGTCCTCCTCGACCTCGATAACATCCACCCCCACCACTTCGCAGACACCCGAAACGCCGCCATCTGGCGCCTCATCGAAGAACACAAGGCCAAAAACCCTGGCCAAGGCATCACCCGCGAACTCATCTTCGACAAGCTCCCTTCCATCACCGAGGCCCACGTCACCCCCGACTACCTCCTCGACATCATGGACCTCACCCTCATCTCCCACCGAGGACTCGCAGGCGTCTACGCAAACAAACTCATCGACGACACAGCCCGCCGCCACCTCGCAGACGCCTGCACCAGGGGCCTCCAAATCATCGAAGCCGGCGGAGATCCCAGCGACGCAGAATCCAGCATCCGCGAACTCCTCAACCAAGTCAGCACCGGCTCCACAACCCTCGTCAACAACGACACCTGCCTCACCCAAATCACCGACTTCACCACCAAGGCAACACCCTTCACCCCCACCCCCTGGCCCGACCTCAACCAAATCATCGGAGGCTGGAAACCAGGCGGACTCTACGTAATCGCCGCCAGACCGGGCGTTGGAAAATCGCTCCTGGCCCTCCAAGCCGCCGCAGAGCTCGCCGACACCGGCCACGTCTACTTCGCCAGCCTCGAAATGGCAGGCCGCGAACTCTGGTCACGCATCATGTCCAACATCGCCAACGTCCCCGGCGACGCCGTAACCCGACGCCGCCACCCCACCCCCGACGAACAAGCCCGCATGACCGCAGCCACCCCCCACCTCAGGCAGCTCCCCATCCACTTCGACGACCGAGCCAACCTCACCATCGGAGACTTCGTAGCCACCACACGCCTCCTCCATAGACAGCACGGCCTCACCGCCGCATTCATCGACTACATCGGCCTCATCAACGCAGCACCCGGCGACCGCAGAGCACGCTGGGAGCTCATCGGCGAATATACGCGCACCCTGAAGAACCTCGCCAAGGACCTGCAAATCCCCGTCTTCGCCATCGCCCAGCTCGGACGCCAAGCCGAACAGTCTAACGGCGGCGAACTCCAGCTCTCCCACCTCAGGGAGTCCGGCAACATCGAGCAGGACGCAAACGTCGTCCTCCTCCTCTCCTGCCCCCACGAAGGCGGGGTCACCGACTGGACCCGCGCCGACATCCACGTCGCCAAAAACCGAGAAGGCCGCACCGGCCACGTCCTCCTCGAACGCGAAGGCGACTACTCCAGACTAAACCACCTCGGCTGGACCCCAACCCACTGAAAGGAAACCACAATGGAAAACACAATCGCAATCCCCGTCAGCGAACTCGAAGCGCTCCGCCGCCACACAGAAGGAGTCAAGATGCCTGCGGCGGCCGCAGCCGTCATCCAGAATCTCGCCGCCCACATCCCCACCCCACCAATCGAAATCGCCATCGCCAACCTTCAACGGGCCTTACAGGAAGTGCGGCACCGATCACCCGAGCATTACCTCGCCAACATCCTCTCAAGTATCGCAGCAATCCAACGAGGCGAAGCCAAGGCATCAAACCTCGCCAACATCGCCCTGTGCGCCACCCAGTGGGCCTTCCTTCATGACGGAGGCCGCGACCCCTACACGAATGTCCCCAGGGAAGCCAGGATAAGGTACGCTGGCGAATCGTCGACCATCTTCGACCTAACTATCGGGGCGGGAAACGCGGCCATGTGCACCAATCTCGAATGGGACCCATGCCCCGCCCTAATCGCTCTCGCAGGCCAGGCGCTGGCGTGGTCAGCGAAGGAGGCGGAAGCTGCTGAGTGACCCCCCCTGTGGGTCCTCCTGGCATGGAGGGCCCACAGGGCTTGACAAGCCTGTCCCACCCTGTCTACACTCCAGTCATCAGCACAACCGAAAGGAACACGACCATGACCGACGAAACCCGCGCCGCCCTCCAATGTGCTGGACCCGACAGCTGGCATCACCTCATCGCACAAACACACACATTCCCCCTAACTGACGGCGCAATAGAGGTGACAGCCCTGTCGATGGATTCACCCCTCAACTGCCCCTACAGCATCGACGCCATCCCCACCCTCACCGACCTAGCAGCAACCGCAAACATCCTCGCCAACGCGATCGCCAACTCACAACAAGTCGCAGGCGCGCAGACCGTATTCAAATTAACCCGCGCCGCAGCCCGCGCCCTCGACACCATCAACAAAGACACCCCCTCATTCACGCCAACATTCAACACCTATAGGCACTTCAAGCGCGCAGCAGAAACGCGAGCCCCAGAGGTCCTCTCCATGCTCCTCATTGACGTCATCCGTATCGCCAACCACATCACGAAAGGCTAACCAATGCCCTACCCCACTGTGCCACTCATCCAAATCCTCAGCGGAAAACACAACAACAAAGACATACCTGGAGCCATCGCAACCCTAGTTGATATCTACGACCCAACATTCGGCTACTACATCCTCAACGGCCCCTGTGCGGGCTTCACCGTCGTACCGGACAGGCCCGGCGACAAAAACAACGCGTAGCGCGAATGCACCGCAGTCCCCACTAGTGAGCTCGTAGCCCTACGGGATGCATTCATGGGTGTAGAGCTCTCCAATTTTCAGCGCGCAGTTACACAGAAGCTCTCCACCCACCTCCCCGAGAAGGCATCCAATGAATCCGAATGACCCGCTAGTCCCGAAGATCATGTTCGGGGAGCGCGGAGACGACAACCGAGTCACGGTGACCATCGACATGGTTCCACTCTCCAGCACCTACGATGTACCGTAACCACCCGCGGGGGTCGCAACGCCAGCAAAGGCGCCAAAACCCCCGAAGAGTACCGCGACTGGCAAGCTGGCATCCAGCAAGTCAGCTAAACACCCCCGAGAAGGCCCCTCAGAGCCCCACAGACAGGCTTTGAGGGGCAAACCTCACTTCCCAAACCTGCACGCAATCCGAGCGCCTAAGACGCGTAGCGGTCGGCTCAGACCCCACCCCGGGTTATCCCCTGGGGTTGCTGGGGTTTGTTTTTCTTCTTGTGGTTATTTCGGCGTCGTGATGTTTGGTGTTTGTGCTGGTCAGAGCGTTGTGTGCTGGTTCGTGCTGCTGCGGTTCGTGCTCGTGTCTTCGTGTGTTGGTGCTTCGTGGTTGTGGCTGGCTTGGGTGTGTCGTGGTGGCTGGTGCTGTGATGGTTGGTGGTGATGGTCGCGGCGGTGTGGCTGTGCGTGCGTGTGCGGGCCGCTGACGGCTTGTCTGTCGTGGGTGTGTGTGCTGGCTTGGGTGTGGGCTGTAGGGCGCTCAGGTGGGCTCCTGCGGCTCCTGATGGTGGGGTGCGTGTGGCGCATGTCTTCCGGGCCTGTAGCGGCTGTTGGTGTGGCCCATGGCCTGTCTCTGCCGGGTGCGTGTTGGTGGGTGGTTCTGGTG